GTAAATATTGCAAGCAACATCAAAGCGTAAAGCAAGAAACAAGCCGGAGGGAAATCTTAATTCCACGCGACAGGTGGGGCGAGTCGCTCAACGATAAATTTTATCACACTCAACGCTGGCGAAATTTAATTAAAGACATGCCAAGAGTTTGTGCAATATGTGGTGCCGAAGAAGATATTGAATTCCATCACGTAATTCCGCCAAGAGGAGATGAACAATTGTTTTTTGACGCAACAAATATTGTGCCGTTGTGTCATCAATGCCATACTCGCATTACGTTATGCGACAACCGGAATACCGGTAGAAAAAAAAACGGGTGATAATATGAAGCCCGCCTGCTACTCTCGCACACGCGCGTTGGCAGAGCAAGCATATTGGAATAACTATGCCTAGACATCCTATGCCAAAGAAGAATGCCGCGATGTTAAAACTGCAAGGCACGTATCGCAAAGATAGACACGAAAACAGAGATGAGGCGCTTATTACGACGATTTTACAGGACACGCCACAAGTGCCGAAGACTATTAAAACAAAGTATGCTCGCGAAGTTTGGAAAATCCAAGTTGAAACTTTGGTTAGAACGTCGCGGGTTGGCGTTGAAGATATCCCAATACTTGAGATTGCCTTTAGGTTTCTTGATGAGGCGGAAGAGTTTAGAAAAGAGATGAAGGGGTTGCCGTTGAGCTCAAAGCGATATGAGTATTTCAGTAACATGGCTAAAAACAGGGCGATGCAGTATTTTGAAATCATGAAGCGATTTGGGTGTACCAGTCAGGACAGATTGACGATGTTGCAGGTGGCGATGGGAGCGCAGGTAAACAAAACTCTCGCAGAGAGGCTGTTCGATGATAATCAATGATTTTGGACTGAGTGATATCAAAAAATATATTACGGAAACGCTCGAAAGCAAAGAAGCGGCAGTTATAACAAAAAAATGTGTTAGACGAATCAGTGGTTATATTGATAGGGTTGAAAAAGATGAATTTGACTATGATGGAAAAGATGTAAGAAATATCATCAAGCTGTTTGGTAATCTTACAGATACTTCTGGCGCAAAAATAGAGCTTTTATTATGGCAGAAGTTTTTGCTTTCGGGCATTTATGGATTCAAAACAAAAACAGGAGAAATTATGTTTAATGATGTATTCTTGTTTATTGCTAAAAAGAATGGGAAAACAACGCTGGCTGCAGGGCTGGTTTTGTATAATCTGCTGAAAATAAAAAATGCCCAGTGTATACTAACTGCGACAGATTATAATCAAGCAAAAATCGCTTTCGACATAATGGTTTCATCAATAAAAGGATCAAAATTATTTGCAGAAGCGTTACAAAATAATGAAATATTTATTCGGGAAAGCCCGCCGTTAACGATAGCCTATTATCCAAACGGCTCATCAGTCAAATTAATCCCAGAAACAAGAGCGCGGCAGGCGCAAGGGTTTAATGCGACCTACGCGATGTTTGACGAAATTGCGAGCTACCGAAGTAGTGACATTATCACGAAGGTTGCATCTGGACAGGTTAGAAAAGACGCAATTCGCATTACATTAACCACCGCAGAGACCAATCTTGACAATCCGGGGCGATACGAGTATGAGCGTGCGTTAAAAATACTTGACGGAAAATATATTTCGACGAATTACCTCCCGCTTATCTATGAGCTTGATAAAGATGATAACCGTTGGGACGAAACGGCTTATAAAAAAGCCAACCCGTCTCTTGGTGTTACAAAACAGCTTAGAAAACTTACCGAAGAGCGAGATAGGGCTCGACAAAATCGCGTTGAAGAAGCGAGTTTTTTTGCCTATCAGCTTAATCTTTGGTCATCGTCGGCCTCTGGTGGTATCGATGATGAGGAATGGGCGGCATGTGTAAGGTTGGGCGAAACGGTAAATTACGATGACGATTATTTATCAAGACTACCATGCTGCGCGGCGTTTGACCTCTCAAAGGTGGACGACTACTCTGCGTATACGCTTTATTTTTATGATGACAAACGAAAAATATTTATAGCCAAACATAAGTTTTACATTCCGCAATATATGCTTGAAAGCAAAATACATTCGGAAACCGAGCAATTGCGGTTGTGGGTTAATGATGGATACGTAATCCCGACCTATGACGATTCTGGCGGTAAAACTATCAACAAGAATTATATTGCAGATGATTTCATAGATGACACAAAGCGGTACCGTATAATCGCTGTTGCATATGACGCCGTACTGGCAAAGGATTTTATTGAGACGCTAAATCAAGCGGCACCGAAAATAGAATATATCCCGTTTTCCCAATCATACGATAAAATGTCACCGGCAAATAATTTTTGGTACGAATCGGTTAAGCGCGGCGTCATTGCAGATGCAAATCCGGTTATGCGTTGGATGGTGTCATGTGTAAAAATACAAATGCGCGGAAAAAATATGTTTTTCGAAAAAATTGATTACAAGCAATCGTCATTGCGGATAGACGGCGTGGACACGTCGGTTATGGCGCTTGCTATTTTGCGATCGAAAATTAAAAACTATAAAAGTGTCGAGGAGCAGGCTAGAAATATCGATAGTATAAATTATTAAGGTGGCGTTATGGTCACCTATGAGCAAATATTCGAGGCATTTTGCAGATATGCGGCAAGCCGTGATCAATCCGATTGGTGCGATCTATGGATACTCTGCCAGCTGAGAATGGAGGCGCTCGTCAAGACAAAGGCGAAAAAGCTGGCGGTCCCGCTGTCGCATGAAGACATTGAAGACCTGATCACTGACTCGACCATGCGCGTCATGCGCAAGCTGCAGACTGCGGCGGACGTTGATCCTGGGTATATCTCGAAGACATTCTGGTTTGAAAATTACACTGCTTTTCAAACTTTCAACCAATATCACAAGCATATCAGGCGCGAAAAGGAATTTGTGAAGATTTTGAACGAATTATTCTAACAAAAAGCATGGGGGATTACTCACTCTTATTTATAGAGGGGTAAGTGAAAGCGACGACCCGCTTGGAGTAAGCCAGTGAAACAGAGCTGAAGCATACAAGCTGGCGCACCCCTCAATTCCACCGTCGTGACGACAGGCGGGACCATGAATATTTTCCAAAAGCTTTTTGGCCGGCGCGGGGAGACTCGCGCGGCCACCTCTATTGAATATATCTCAACACTAGCCGCAGGAGATAGCATATTCAACTGGGCATACTCAGCCGTAAACCCGACTGTCGAGCTCTGCAAAATCCGAATAGCAAGGACGCTGGGGAGCATAAAGCCAAGGCTTTATCTTCATCGACGTGGCGGCGGGCGGTCTTTGGCAGTGGGACATCCGCTTTTTTCTGCGCTGCGCAACCCGGATCCGGGGCTTACGCCGCTCTCGTTCTATTCGCAAGTCATAAACGACATTCTCGAAGGCAATGCGTACATCCTCATCAATAAAGTGGCGGGGCAGTACGTTTTTCAGCGGCTTGAGCCGTCGAAAGTGCGACTAACCATTGAGCAAGGGCGGAAGGTTTTCAGTTATGGGACCGAGAGGCTTTTTGAAAACAAAGTTCTGCACATCCCCTACCCTTACGAAATTGTCAACGGGCGCGGGATATCACCAGAAGAGAAATACCGCGATCTGATTGCGCTGGATAACGCTATCTCCGCCTATATCAAAGCCTATTTCGGCAACTCGATGGGTAAGCGCTACGGTATCAAGCCGGGCGACCGCTGGGCAGATAAGCCGCTCGATGAAGTCTATCAAATCTTCGCTCCCGCCATTCAGAAATTTGTCATCGGGGCAATGAATTCCGGCAAACCGTTCATTCTCCCCGCCGGGGCAAGCGTCGAGACCATCGACCAAACGCTGAACCTGTATAGCGATGTGCGCTCTCTGAAAGAGCACGTTGAGCGACAGATTTCGCAAGCCTACGGAATCCCTTATTCGCTCGTTTCCGAGCAAAACAAATACGGCAGTTTGGAAGCCAACCAGCTTCAGCTTTTAGCAGATGCCATTGAACCGCTCGGTGCGCATATAGCGCAGAGCTTTGAGCGTTTGCTCGACCCATTAGAGACCGCTTTTTATGTGGCATACGACTACATGCAGCTTCTCAATTCAGATCCCAAGACAACGGTGGACTATCTGGCTCGTGAGGTGCAATCGGGGCTGCTCACCATTAACGAAGCAAGAGAGAAGCTCGAACTCGATGGCGTAGAAGGCGGTGATACACCGCTTGTGCCGGCGAACCAGTGGCCGCTTACGCAGGCGAATATTGACGCATTTTTTGCGCAGAGCAAAGCCGCGCTGCACAACGCGGCGGGAGATGACAAGCAATGAAACCGAAACAATACCTCAATTTTGATACTGAAATACGAGCAGAAGAAGGCGACGGCGTCAAGAGGCTGATTGGGTTGATCCCCTATAATCGGCGCTCGGTTGAGGTGTGGGGCGAGTATGAAGAGATTGCCCCGACTGCTTTTGCCAAGACGCTTGCGGATGGCCGCGACGTGAAAGCCCTTGTGGCGCATGATGACTCGAAAGTGCTTGGCAGCACCCGAAGCGGGACGCTCCGGCTCACAAGCACTGATGAAGGCTTGCTTGCCGAGGTTGACCTGCCGAATACCACCTATGCCAATGATGCGTGGGAAATCGTTAAGCGGGGCGACGTGCGAACAATGTCCTTTGGTTTTCAACCTGTCAAACAGTCAAAACGATATGACGAAGTAACGCAAAAAATGGTGAACGTCCTTGAAGAGGTCAAGCTGCTGGAGGTGTCGTATATGGTGGCCTATGCGGCCTATACCGACACCGTGAGCATGGCGAGATCCGTGCAAGGCATAAACCTTGACAAGTTTGCCGAGGCGATTAAAGCGGAAACTCCCACAGAAGAACACAAGCGCGTCCTTGAGGACGTGGAAAAGATAGTGCGCTCAAAGCTTGAGCCGCAGGCCAAGTCAACCACTGAAGCCGCGCAGAGCACTTCAGCCGGAGACTACTGGGTTGCACTCATGGAAGCAGCGCAAAAGATGTGAAGGAGACTATTATGTCCGAAGAAGTAAAAGCTATTGATCCCGCGACCGCACTCAATGAGGTGCGCGCAAAGGTTGAGGAAAAGGTTACAGGGGCCCTTGAAGCCCGCATGGCTGAGCTGACCGAAAAGATTAACGCACAGATTCGCTCCATCGCAGCTGAACTGAAGCCGAAAGTTGAGGTTGTCGGTCCCGCGTCCGAGATGCGCGCCGTGGCCGATCAGATCGTGTCCCTCGGCAAAGACGCCCTGGGCGGCAGCAAGCGCTCCCTCCATCTGACCGGTGCCGGGGCGTACAACGTGCTGAAGGCTTTTGAAAAGGTCATCA